GCATTGTCGAGCGCCATGCTGTGCTTAACCATATCATTCTTGACCACGAACAGCAATGCTGACTTGACTCGGCGTATGTGCGGGAAGTGTTTGAACACCATCATCGACATCAGCTTTAGCTGGTCAATATCTGGGTAGCGGTTGTTGCCTGTTTTGTAGTCCACGACAGTGGCGGTCAGGTTCTCGTCATCAATGATTAGTAAGTCAGCGATGCCTCGTACCCATCTACCCTTGTCGTTGAAGCTACACGGCTGGAGGTCAGGCGTAATACCCATCTCGTACTCGCACAGCTTCCTGCCCGGCTTGGCCAGCAACGCATCCAGAACTTCTTGTGCGTAAGAAAATTGTGGTGGTAGCGGTACGCCATCCCGTATATAAACTTCAGCGGCAATGTGAAACTCTTTTCCGTAATATGTAGCCTCAGTTTCCTGAAAAGCATAGTTGTTAAGAACTTTGACTTCGTGATACCTGCGTGGGCATCCTTCAAAGTCTTTCAGGGCACTGTGACTCCACGTTACTTGTTTCATTAGAACCTCGCTGAGTTGATTGCAATGTTTAATCGTTTGGCAAACCCTTCAACAAACTCCTCACGCTTATTGAGCTTGTGTTCTTCCATGTCCCGTAGGATAGCGTGTACCAGTTCGTGCCAGAATGTTTCTCGTACATCATCAAGGTTGAACTTGCGCCCAGTCGTGCCGTTGCGTAAGCCCAGCTTGATCTTCTTCTCAAGGTACATCACACGCCCCATGTCAAGTTTGTCTTGCATAGCCTCGACAACCTCGACTGAGTACCACTTCTCCCCGATCTTTATTTTCTTTGGCAGTGTTAATTCTGTCATTACTCCTCCTTTATAAACCGCAACAAGTTGTTGCAGTCTTTGATTACAAGCGTTGCTAAATCTTTAGCGTCTTTGTGAACATGTTTGTCTTCTTTCACGCTTCTACAACCCTCAATTATTTCTTCAAGGGTTTGTACAGTCAGCACACGCATGTCTTTTAGCACTTCTAATTGCCTGTCTTTTTGCATTGCTTCTCCTTAAGTCTTTGCTTCTCCATATCTACGGTGTGCACCACCGTCAGCGGCCAGAGGTATCCCCGGCATGTACTTCGGCTCCAACGTCATCTGCTCCAAGACCCAAGTCTTAGCGTCAGCGACTTCCTCATCAGGCACCAACACAATCTGTTCATCGTGCACTGTGCCAACCACGGGGTACTTCTTCGTTACCCTCAACATTCCATCGGTCATGACAATACGCGCTACGGCCTGCGTAACGTTATTGGTAACCTTCCCTGCATACAGCTTGGTAGCATTTGGCCCGTATACCCACTGGCTCCTACCTTTGTCATCTTTCGTGCGTCTGAGATTGGGATAGAGCAAGCTCATCCCGTTTGGCAATTCTATACGCTCTTTGCTGAATGTCAAACACTTGTACTGGTATACCCTACCCCCAAACAAACTGTCCTCAATAAGCTGTGAGCACATGTCCCAGAAGGTAGCAACGGGGTGGGCAGTGGCGCGGTAGATGTCAATGATCTTCTTGGCGGCAAGGCAGTGCGTCAGTAGCTCTTGGTCGGTGCAGGTGTGGGGAATCTCCAGCATCTTGGTTACGTTGTCCTCCCAGTCAATGAACCGCTGCGCGTACTCTTGATCGACCCCGAGCGTCTTCGCAAAGGCTTTCTCATATCGTACAGGGGGCGCACCAAGGAACCCCACAAGAAGCTGGGCCGCGAACGATGCCCACCCGAGTCCATACCCGCAGCCCAAGAGTGCACTTTTCGCAGACTGCCGCAGATCGGGATGCGACTCTTTACTAAGTCCGGGTATGTTAAACATCTGCGCTCCGAACGCCGCGTAAGGGTCACCACCTGACCTGAAGATGTCAAGCATCTCATGGTAATCCGAAAGCCACGCGAGAACTCGCGGCTCAATCTGTGAGAGATCACCGACGACAAGTTGGTAGCCCTCGGGAGCCATAATTGCTTTGCGTAAGAAACTTCCGCGCTTGAGGTTTTGCATGTTGATTGCGCTGCCCTTTGCCGCTGTCCAACGACCCGAGAGAGCGCCGTAATACGATAGCGGAACTGGTAGTTTTCCGCGCTGACTGATGTCAAGGAACCTTTGAGCACGCGTACGTTCGGTTGTTGATTTAACTTTAAGGCGTGCCTCACAAAGGAGGGCAACGTCCTCACGTTCACCGTTAAGTAACGCTTGGAAAAGGGCATCATTCTTTGCCAGTGCAAGTGTTTCTTTGCCGGTAGTTTTACTGACCTTAGTCGGGGGAGTAACCCCGAGGCTTTGAAGTATGTCAGCAAACTTAGGGTTCGACGCAAGCTCACTCTCTTGTATGCCAAGCCTTTGTAGTAGTCCTTCACGCAGTTCTCCTTCTTCTGTGAGTGCTTTGATAAGCATCTGTTGGTCAAGCTCAAGCTGTGGTCGTGTGTACATCTTGAGCGTCATGTCGATGAGCCGTAGTTCCGACGTAGGGTAGCCTTCACTGAAGCGCTTGAAGATTTCTTCACACAGGTATACATCATGCGCACAGTAATCCGCAAGCGCTGCTTCAATATCTTCTGTAATAACAGCCAGTCCATTAGTGGAGTGAACAGCTTGTCCTTTGGCGGGGAGACCAAAGTCGGACGCCAGCTTCGCAAGGGAATTACCAACTTCCACGCCGCGTAAAGCGCGTGCCATTGATAGTGTGTCAAAGATGAAGGCTGGTCTGGCGTTATATACCCACTCCATAATGGATACATCGAACTGTGCGTTGTGCGCAAGCACTGCGGTTCGTCCCCAATCGACTCCAGAAAAGTATTCAGGTAGGTCTGCTCCTCTAACCCATCTAGTGTCCTCTGTGCTTCCGAACTCATGGACACAAGCACCGAAAGATATGAATCTTTTATCACGTATGTACTCCTCTGTTGTCATCTTTGATAGTGTGTAGTCTTTGCTGTCCCACCGAGTTTCAAAGTCAATGGTGATGATGCGGTCAAATGGTTTAGTCAATTAAATGCCTCCTTGGGGGGAGCGTCCATAGTGTTTAAGAATCCAAAAAAACTGTTGACTTCCATCAACATATCTGAGGCCTCCATCTCATCACAGTTCAGCGTTGTAAGTCCTGACAGTTCTTCTCCAATCTTAATCATCAGCACAGCTTTGTTTGCATCGGGGCCATAGCATGAGATTAGCGCCAGCACCACCATCTTGAAGTGTTGCTTCTCATCGTCGTCCATCAGCGCCAGCCGCGCTTCTATTGCTTGTTCGTCAGCCATTCTTTAATCTCCCACAGTTGGTTAATGTTTTCTTCGTTCACGACAAGGGCGTAGCCCCCAGCGTTTTGTATTCTGGTTAGTTCACGTTCTTGCAAAGCTGTTGTCGTCCCCTTTCCTGCCTTGCATTCAATACCAAGGAACTGCCCCTCAAGGCAGCCGATGATGTCAGGTATGCCAGCCCTGCCCATGCCGTTTTGCATGGGTGAGAAGTGATACACCCCCATCTGGTCAAGTATCTCCTTGACCTTCTTCTTTACTTTTGCTTCAGGTGTTGCTGCCATTTTGCCTCGTTGAGTTTTTGTTTGTAATGAAGTGCCTTGCCTGCATCATCGCTGCCGTCTTTCTTACCTTGGCGCATGGCGTATTTGATGATGTTGCCTTTGAGGTATCCAACGAATTCTTCATGCGTCAGCACAGCTTCCATCACAGCCCACGGCTGTACCGCCATCTCTTTGTAATGGTTGCCGCTGATTTGCAAGTCGTCAGCCCGTGTTTCGTTGAAGTGGTTGTCCATCTCTTCTCTCCTTTATTTTGTTTGATAGCTCTTGACGTAACCACTTGGCACCGCCCAAGCGTTTCCATTCTTCAAAATGTGATTTAGTTAGTCGAGCGCCTATGTGTTTGCTGTCTCCTGTTAACTCACTCTGCGGTCTTGGCATCGATAGTTCCTTCATGGAATGGTGCGTTCTTTTTCAAATACTCTTCAAGCAACCTTAAAAACCCAACTTCAACACACGCACGTATTTCTGCCTGCGTGAACTCGCAAATTATTGTTGCTGTCCCATTTTCATTTTCCGTAACTGTTTTGACAATCATGCTGTTCTCCTGTTAGTTTGGTTAAAAAAATTAAATGACATTTGGTGCATCGCCAAAGCGTTCCTTGCTCGACAACCACACTGCCTCGCCTGCGTAATTTACCAAAGAATGTTCTGATTGCTTCAAGCATCGTTCTTCTCCTTGAGTTTGTTTTTTAACTCTGTGTTCTGACGCAACAACTCCTCAATCACACGTAAATTGTCTTTGCGTCTACCCTCTATTGCGGTTATTACTTGTTGCACCGCAAAATTTAATGAGCTTATTTTGTTAGCCAAAACTTTGGCTTGATACCATGCGTAATCATTCACAGTTCCTTCTGTTAACACGCCATCTTCTTCCATTTTCAGTTCTGTGATGGGCGGTGTAATGGGGTTGATGGGTTTAGTTTTCATGTCCTACTCCAATCTGTATATCCAAGAATCTTCATCCTCGATGTTTCATGTATTGCGTCACACCAAAAGCGGACACCGCCCTCTGTTACAACGAACCGCCATAGCGTTCCATAGTCGTCGGTCGTGTACCAAACATTGCGTTTCGTAAGTCTGCCATTGATGTTGTGGGTTTCAATCATGTGTTCTTCTCCTTGAGGTTGGTTTTGCAAGTATGGTCACAAAAGAATGAACGGCATTTAGGGCAAACTGGCATCGTGTATGCCTTATGCTCATACTTGACAGGCTCTTGGCTTTCCAACTCTGCAATAGTTTTGGCGGCTACCAGTTTGGCAAAGCGTTCAAGGTCTTCTAAACTAAAACCCCACATAGTTAATCTATGTGTATAAGCCCCAGAATCCCAAGCCATCTTAATGATTTCATCTTGTGTCATGCTTC